CTCAACGGGATTATTTCACCCTCAGAGAGCGAATTGAAACAGCCGGTAAGCAAATAGCCGGTTTACAGCAGTACATCACAGAGCAGTGTCTGAGGTAGCTATGGCATTAATTTTTGGCCGGGTTGATAAAAGTGAATGGGAGCATACAGGCCTGTTCGCAAACATCGTTCCGGTTTATCTTCGCAATATTGAGACCGGAGAGCCAGATGTGTGCGCTGCTAATGGCGTGCCTGAATGGTTCTTCGATCTGATTACCTTCATGGCTTGCCATATGCCTATGCCATATGACGGCTTCATGTTCACCCACGTTAAACCGATTGAAAAAATCAAAGAGGCAACGCAATGAGCGAAGCAAAGCCGCAGGATGGCACCACAGTTCAGGGGTATCGCACACTGGGCCCGAAAGAAATTGAAGACATGAACGAGCTGAAAAAAGTAAGCCGTGAATTTTGTCGGTTGCTGGAAAAGCAAAAGACTTGGGTGCAGGACGAATTGAATATGACAGGCAACCATTCAGCCGAAGCGCATGAAGCTGGTCGCTGCTTGTCAATCGCGCGCACAAAAATGCAGGAAGCCTGCATGTGGGCATGCCGATCAGTTGCTCGCCCTGACGCTGACTGCTAAAGAATCCAACGACAAGGGATACGGTTAGCCACGCTGTGAAACTGGTCAAGAAGTTAAATTCAGGATGAATATTAATGATGGTTAAGTGTTAATGTTTGGTCTCTTTTAAGAATGGAGACTAAAAATGATAATCACACACGCAATCATCAAACAGAGATACCAAGAAGTTCTTGAAAAGCGGCAGAAAAGGAAAGAGGATTTACAAAGGGTCGCTCAAAAACTCCTTAAAAGCTATAAAGAATCGCTTTCCCTTCCCACTGATATGTGGAGAGACTCTAATGCGGTTCCGCGACATTATGTATCAACAGGGCTTCGAAACGAAAGAGGCCTCTATCAACAAGCACCTTTATCTTCACTTGAGCTTGATGATGATTTTATTCTTACCTTTATAATTTCAACGGTGATAGGTGAATCTAAAGATGCCAGCATTGAATTAGCTGAAGTAGTTGTTTCTATCTACAAAGAAATTGGCGCTTATCATGTGATCGTTGGCAATCATAAGAACTCTTTTAAAGTGGTTACAGTAGATGCAGCAGATGCCTTTGATATTGTGAACAATGCTATAAAAGAGTCGGTCATATCATGGTTTGCAGATGATAGATTGGATTGGTAAAACTAGCACCATCGAAAAAATATAACCGCCTTCGGGCGGTTTTTTATTGGAGTGCATATGCCAGTTGCTATCCCTCGCGCATGCCGAAAGATAGGCTGCGGTAAGACTACTACTGATCGTTCAGGCTACTGCGAGACCCATCGAAATGAAGGCTGGAAACAGCATCAGCGTGGACAAAGTCGGCATCAGCGCGGATACGGTAGCAAGTGGGACGTTCTTCGCGCTCGCATCCTGCAGCGTGACCGCCATATTTGTCAGAGTTGCATTAAAGATAGCAGGCCTGTACCAGCATCCACAGTTGACCACATCATACCCAAAGCACATGGCGGCACTGATGAAGAAAGCAACCTTCAGGCATTGTGCTGGCCATGTCATAAACGCAAAACCGCAACGGAGAGGATTAAATGAGGCAGAAGCGCGCTCAGCTCGCCCATATCTATCGAGGCAAGGCCTTCATTGGATACGGCATAGCAGTTGATGGTGAGCTGCTGAGCCAGCAGCTTAGCACCACCATCGACACCGATGCAGCAAACCGACCGACAATTACTGCCGTCTTCAATCTTGATGCAGAAATGAACGAGAATCCGGTGCGAATCGACCTGAATGATAATGATTCGCAATAAATCCATCAAATGAGATCAATTATCATTCGATGGGGAGGGCGGGATCAGAGTTCACAGCCTTTACCCTAAAGAACCGCCGCCTAAGTTTTATTTTCATCGCCGCAGGTTAGAAAACTTTTTTATGGGTACCCCAGCTTTCGATTAATAGGAGTTTTCGATCATGCCAGGACCACCGAAAACCCCGTCTAATCTAGTTCTTCTGAGGGGTAACCCTTCCAAAAGGGCAATAAACAAAAAAGAACCTAAACCCCCTTCAGGGGTACCCCCAATTCCCAAGCATTTTAATAAGCAGGAGAAGTATTGGTTCAAGCGGCTCGGCGAAGAGCTGAACTGCATGAACGTCATTTCAACACTTGATGGTATGGCACTGGAGTTACTTATTGGCGCTTATGTCGAGTGGAGAAAACACCGCGACGTCCTGGATCAGGAAGGGGAAACCTACACCACAGAAACAATGTCTGGCGATAAACTCATCAAGGCTCACCCACGCGTTGCCATGATGGCCGATGCATGGAAGCGGCTTCGCGGCATGATGGCAGAATTCGGTATGACTCCAGCTTCCCGCAGTAAGGTTAATACCGGTGGTGAAGGAGACGTTGACCCACTGGAAGAGTTTCTTAAAGCGAGAGATTAATGGCTAAAGTTGCAGATGGTATGCGTTATGCCGAGAGGGTTATGGCGGGAGAGATTGTTGCCTGTAAATATGTGAAGCAGGCCTGTGCCCGGTTTCTGAATGATCTTCAGGAGGGCGAGGCCCGCAACATCTTTTTCAGTGAGAGCCGCGCTCAGCACATCCTGAACTTCTATAAATTCGTGCCTCACGTTAAGGGCGATCTGGCCGGAAAGCCGATCGAGCTGATGGACTGGCACATCTTTATCCTGATTAACATTTTCGGCTTCGTGGTGCCGCAGATAAACGAGCTAACCGGCGATCCGGTGCTAAACAGTAAAGGCAATCCGGTAATGGTGCGCCGGTTCCGAACAGCTTACAGCGAGGTGGCGCGTAAGAACGCCAAATCCACACTTTCCTCAGGCATTGGCCTTTATATGGCCGGGGCAGACGGCGAGGGCGGAGCAGAGGTTTACTCAGCTGCAACCACCCGCGAGCAGGCCCGTATAGTGTTTAACGACGCCGTTAACATGATTAAGCAGTCCCGCGCAGCGCTGGGAAGGCTATTCGACTATAACAAACTCGCAATCTTTCAGGAGCGCACCGCTTCGAAGTTTGAGCCGCTTTCGAGCGACGCGAACAACCTCGATGGCCTCAATATTCACTGTGCGATCGTAGATGAGCTTCACGCTCACCGCACACGCGATGTGTGGGATGTGCTGGAAACGGCGACAGGTGCGCGATCTCAGTCGTTACTGTTCGCTATCACAACTTCAGGCTTTAACCGGGAAGGTATCTGTTACGAGCTGCGGGACTATGCGGTGAAGGTGCTGAGCGGTGTAGTGGAAGATGACACCTTTTTTGGGATCATCTTCACCCTGGATGAAGGCGACGAGCCCTTTGATGAGAAGGTCTGGCAGAAGGCCAATCCGGGCCTGGGTATCTGTAAGCGCTGGGATGATCTCCGCCGCCTGGCAAAAAAGGCGCAGGAGCAGGTTTCCGCCCGGAATAACTTTTTCACCAAACACCTCAACATCTGGGTCAGTGCAGAATCAGCATGGATGGATATGGTGAAATGGGATGCATGTGAACGGCTGGCACCTGTTCATGAGCTGAAAACTTATCCGATGTGGGTAGGCGTCGATCTGGCTAACAAAATTGATATCTGCGCGGCGGTTAAGGTGTGGCGAGCGCCAGCGGGCCATGTGCATACAGATTTCAAATTCTGGCTGCCAGAGGGGCGTCTTGACCGTTGCTCCCGGCAGATGGCTGAGCTCTATCAGAAATGGAGCGACAGCGGTCACCTGATTCTTACGGATGGGGATGTGGTGGATCATGCAGTGATTAAAGAGGACCTTTTAAAGTGGATTGCAGGTGAAAACCTTCGGGAAATCGGCTTTGACCCGTGGGGAGCCACTCAGTTCAGCCTGTCGCTGGCGGAGGAAGGTGTCCCAATGGTTGAGGTAGCGCAGACCGTCCGGAACCTGTCAGAGGCAATGAAGGAAACGGAGGCTCTGGCCTATGCCGGTCGCCTTCACCACGACAATCACCCTGTGATGAACTGGATGATGAGTAATGTCACTGTGAAGACGGATAAAAACGACAACGTATTTCCTAACAAATCCACGCCTGAGGCCAAGATTGACGGCCCCGTTGCCATGTTCACTGGCCTCAGTCGCCTGATACTCAATGGTGGTAACGAACCGCAGGATCTGAGTGGCTTCTTTGATAATCCGATAATGGTAGGTTTCTGATGAAAGAAAGCAAACAGCCCGGCAAAGTGAAAAGCGCGCTGCTGAACTGGCTGGGCGTTCCAATCGGGCTTACTAACGGTACATTCTGGCAGGAATGGATGGGC